TCATAGAATGCTTGCCTGGGATTCTGATTGCGCAGTTGGTACACCTATTCGGCGAGTGAGGGAAAGTAGACTTAGAGCTAAACTCCGTAAGAGATATGGAGTTGCTGCATGATAGGTGACAGGACTAAAATATAAGCTCAGTTAGTAATCAGTAATAAGTTAGAGAGGTAGTAGTAGAAAAGGAGGTAGTCAAATGGCCGCGACAGTAACAATCAGACGACACACGGGGGTTGGTGGTTCTCAGACCAAAACGGACATTACATCCGGCAATACCAGGGCGAGTACCTCAGACGCCTTCAATCCTGGCACCTCCGATCCTATCCCGATCCCGCCGTCGGGGAGTAAATACTCGTATTGGGTCTCCACTCAGCTGAGTGCGGACACTACACCAGCAGGCACCATCGACAATATCAAGTGGTACTCAGACGGCTCCAACAACTTCGGAACCGGAGTCACCGTCAAGGGCGCGGATGCTAGCACTGGCGTTGACTCAGGCTACCGTCAGGCTGCGGGGACTCCAGGCGACACAGGCACAGAGCTAACTCAGGGCAACCACACCGGACTAGACTCTGCACCAGTCGATGTATTCGGCCTCACGTCTGGTTCTCCGAAGGCGCTTGGTGGTTCTATCGTTAACCCCAGCACCGGCGACTTCGGTGACTTCTTCGTTTACCAGATCGCTGTCGACAATACCGCTTCGCCTGGGGAGCTTCCAGTAGACGAGACGTTCACTTTCAAGTACGACGAGACATAGAAGGGAGTTATAGGATGTCTGAGCTGATAGGTGACCGCGTTCGGTTGATTGTTGATCTGCCAAGGGGTATATCATCTGCTAATGTGACTGGCAAGATCGTCGTTGTCCAGAGCGAGAATAAGCATCCAGGTAAGCTCATCGGCGTCGAGCTGGATGAAAAGTTTAAGGGGATAGGTCACCAGTGCGACGGTGCGGCTGCCCCAGGACGCGGCTGGTGGACAAGACCAGAGAACATCGAAGTCGTCTAAGTTTCTAGGAGGAGCAATACAATGCCAGAACTCACATGGGTTGCTGTATACAATGACGGCACCGTTCTGCCACAGCGAAACGGCGACGGCTCAGAGAACCGCTACGGCGACATTGACCGTTCCAACTTGGTAGAGTTTCATCTGTATGAGCGGAACGGAAATGGACGTGGCAGATTACGCTACGCTCTGTATCTCGATCCTGGTCAGCGTCTCATCTGGCGTCGGCGTGTTGTGATGCGAGCAGATTCTGAGGGTAAGACGATAAGTGAAGTGGCGTTTCATCTTGCTGGCTGGCAGATGACAGTCGGCAAGCAGAATGTCCAGTCCATCGCCTACGTTCCAGAAGAGGCACCACACACATTCATGGCTGGTCGCTTCCGAGAGGATCATCCGCTGTTTTATGCGGCTATTGCCCATCCCAATGAAGGGGAGTAACATCACCAGAGGTTAAGAATCTAGGAGGCAATACAATGCCTGATTGACAGTCAATACAATGAGAAACAAATTCGCAGAGTTGGAGCAGCTCCAAATAGGGCTGCTCCTTTCTGTTTAGGTGATGGATAATGCCTACCATTGAGAAGCGAATCTCGGTTAGCTCCCACGATGCCGAGATTGACGGGAGTTTGTGGCAGGACACGCTTGACCGCCTGCGCATGGGCCAGACGCTCTCGGTGTACCACAATTATATGCACTTCGCTGGCCTCTCCATTCCGCAAGGGGCCACTATAACAGCAGCATACATCCGTTTCGTCTCTAAAACGGCGCAGTCTGGGCTCGCTGTCCATCTGGACATCGATGGTGAGGCTATAGATAACGCCTCCGTTTATACTTCTGTGTCTACTTGGGCAGCTCGATCAAAGACATCGGTTGTTGACTGGGATGATCTCCCAGCTTGGGCAATAGATGAAGTAGTAGATACACCGAGTCTCGTAAGTATCATTCAGGCAATCGTTGATCGTTTGGGCTGGTCGTCCGGCAACAACATGAATATCTCCATAGAGGAAGCCGGTTCTGACTACTTTGCCTACCGAGAGCCACGCTCCTACGATGGCGACTCCAGTAAGGCTCCTCTGCTCCATGTAGAATGGACTGTTCCATACCTGATTGCGTGGGGGCCGGGCATCAGCGGGGACTCCATTTTCCGTACCACTGTCAACCCTTTCTTTCCCACTTCCGATGGCAAGTTGTTGGTTGTTTACAGTGAGGACGCGCAAAAGGTCTTCTACAGAGTCTCGACCGATGGAGGTGATACCTGGGGAGACGCGACGGAAATCTTCGATGCTGGCAGTCCTGGCAGTGGGGGTACGCCGATAGAGGTTGGCGGTGTGGCTGTCAGCAACGTCTTCTACGGGGCCATCGGTGTCGGCTTTCAGGATATGCAGCCCTTCAAGATCACCTACAATTCCGGCACCGAGACTTTCAGCTACTCGGTAGGTACAGCTATCTCGCATAGTCACGAGACCAACATCGACGTTGTCTGGGATTCTGATAACTCCTACTTCCATGTACTGGATGAGAGCGGTGGAGGTGGCTGTAAGCTGTGGGCTTTCAACACCAGCCTTGTCGAGCAATACACCTGGGACAGCGGGAACCAGAACGGCATTGTCCCGTACATGACAGGTGACGGCGGGGACAAGCTCTATGTCATCTGGCACACCACCGCTACAGGAGTGCTTTACTTCCGAGTCATGACGGCAGGAGCTAGCTCGTATACCGTGGGTGACTCTGAGACTGGCTTGCCGTCCCCTGGGCCTACCGCCGACGAGCGAATGGCTATCCTGTGGTCGTCAGAGGCAGGCAAGATCGACATTGTCTGGGTATCCGGCGCCAGCCCCACATACATCTCTACCCGTAATGCAAAAGATGATTGGACAGACAAGGAGGAGATAGACGGCGTGGCTGTGCTTCCTACCTGCGGGGCCGACGACGGGCCTAGCGGTGGGCGCATGGTTGTGTTCACGAACAAAATGAACGTCAAAACCGACATCGGTTGGTGCTTCAAGGCTATTGAGGCTGGTGCTTGGCGCACCTCTGCGAGCGATATCGTTGATGGTGTTATCAAGACTATGGAAGTCTACACTATCGCGGGGGAGAGTGGTCTGTTCTATAAAGGCCAAGTGGTATGCGTCCACCAGATTCACACGACGGACGCAGTCCTCCAGACTATAGTTGCTGTTGCTCACACAGCAGATGCGGTTCTACAAGCCACGGTCGCAGCGACTCATACTGCTGACGCTATTCTTCAGGCTGCGGTAACGGCTATCCACACTACTGATGCTTATCTCGTTGGCCGAGTCGCTGAAACTTATACCACCGATGCGATCCTGAGTGCTGTGGTTGTAGTCGCTCACACCGCTGATGCCTACCTCGTCACACGACTCGTTGAGACTCACGCCACTGACGCTGTGCTCAAGAGCGCGGTTACGACGGCTCATGCGGCTGATGCTATTCTTCAAGTTACTCTTACCACAGCACACACGGCTGATGCTGTTCTTCAGGCTACCGTAACAGTTGTTTACACAACTGATGCCATCTTAGTTGCTAGTGTTGCAAGAGCCCATACTGCGGATGCCATCCTGAGAGCAACTGAAACTCTCCTCCACACAGCAGATGCGCATCTTGTCTCCCGTATCACTGCTGTCCACACAGCAGACGCGATTTTGCAGGTTACGGTTGCAACGACCTTTACTACGGACGCCGTTCTGCAGGCAACTCAGACAGCAGTTCATACAACCGACGCCATCTTGGGGGTTGTAGTTTCCAAGGCTCATACCACTGACGCGGTTCTCAAGGCCGCGTTTACTTCTGTCCATACAGCCGATGCTATCCTGCGAATCACTGTTGTCGAGACTCACGGCACGGATGCTCTTGTCGTCTCGGTAGTCTCTCAGGTACACACGACTGATGCTGTTTTGCAGAGCACTGTCGTCCTGGCCCATACGACGGATGCAATTCTCCAGGCGGCAGCTACCGAGACACATTCCACCGACGCGATCCTGAAGGCTGAGCAGACAGCAGCTCACGTTACTGATGCTGTTCTTAAAGCTACAGCGGTTCTCACACACACAGCCGACGCCTATTTGATCACAGTCGTCGTCAAGACTCACGACACGGATGCCGTTCTGAGGCAGACGGTCATGGCGGTGCATACAGCGGATGCCGTTCTGCAGGCGACCGTTGAGATTATTCACACTGTTGATGCGATCCTCCAGACCGTACAGACGATTGTTTATACCACTGATGCTACCCTGAAAGGCACTGTCACTAAAGTTCATACTGCAGATGCGATTCTTCTTTCTACAGGTGCTGTCCCCGTAATAGATATAGCTTTGGTTCTTTTCAGTGGTGCCTTGACAACAATACTTGAGAGTGCTACTCTATCTATAAAGCTATTTAGCGGTGATGTTTCATTAGTTAAACGGCGTGCTGCAGTGCCTCTCATTCTTAGCTCAGGTCGTACTGTTATAGCTAAGGAGTCTAAGAATGGCAATTAAGTTCTTCAAAGACGATACTCTTCCTAAGTTTCAGTTTACTATTGTGGACGAAGACGGTAGTACTGTGGATCTCTCAGATCCTGACCTCTCATCAGCTAAGTGCTTTATAAGAAAGCAAAGTGCGTCTAGCAATGTTTGGTCTGGTGGTGACACTGATGCTGATATAGTAGATAAGCCTACTGGTCGTGTTGATTATATTCTCCCTGCTGGTGGTATCGCAGATGTTGGTGTCTATTCTGGCCAGCTGGAGCTAACCTTTGCGAGTAGTGTTCAGCAGACTGAACGGTTCCAATTCTCTGTAGAAGCAGGGCTGAAGGTGTGAAGTTATGCCATTAGGGTCTGGAAAAGATAAACAAACAATAGCCTCAAATATCCGTACTTTGATTGATGAGGGAAGGTCACAAAAACAGGCCCTTGCGATAGCTTTAAGGACTGCAGGTATATCAAGGAAAAGTGCTACTGAGATATTGAAACAGGTAGATCAGATAATGGGTCTGGTAGCAAAAGGTACTCGTGAGAAACTAGAGCGGGAGCCACCTACAAAACGCTTCTTGATGAAGTTTGCCTCTGATCTTTCCGGTCAGCTTCCAATTGCCGTAGTGCAAAATGCTATGAAGAAAGCTAGAGGTCACGCTGGCGGAACAGGTAAGATAACCAGAGTGGAAGTAGAGAAGTCAGCAGGCTCTCTTAGCAAGGTTATAGCTGACTATCGTGGTGATGCTACAGAGGAGGAACAGCATGCTGGTCGTGTTTGCGCTAGTTGTAGCTTCTTCGGCGTTGAAGGTGATAGAGGATTATGCGATATTGTGGAGGGAGATATCGGACGACTGGCTACGTGTGATCTATTCAAGCCAGGGGAATTCATGTTTGTTAAGTCGCAGCCTGATACGAGTGATGTGCATGTAGAGGGTCTTTTGGATGGTGAGCATGAGACAGTTGAACTCTGTAAGTTTGACTCACCTGGGGATGTGTCAGAGGCTGAGTAGTTGGTTCTGATAAGCAAAGGCACTACAGAGAATCGCACTATGCCCGACCGTAATAGTGCTTACTCTGCTGTGTGGGATGCTGTTCGCTCAGGTAAGATAAAGCGGGGCCGATGCCGTGTTTGTGGAGCGACTAAGACACAGGCGCATCATCCTACAGGCACTTACAGCGGTACTAAGAGTATAACTTGGCTGTGTGACAAGCATCATCGTGCTGCTCATGTACGGAAGCGGTCAGGTAAAGGTTATAAGAAATCAGAAGGTATACGTATAGAAGTAATTAAGGCGGATGATGCTCAGCGTCTAGTATATCTGGTAGCGGTTAAGCCGAACACACTAGATACAGATAATCAGTGGTTCTCGCTTGAAGATGTAGAACTAATGGCTCATCGCTTTCTGGTCAGATATGGTCTCGGTGAAGCTCATCTCTTTGAGGAACATGATAAAAGATTGTCCGGTGTCTACATAGCTCAAAGCTATGTAGCGCCTGTGGACTTCGTGTTTAATAACCGTCGAATAATAGAAGGTACATGGATGGTTGTACTGTATGTGCCGAACGATGAGGTTTGGGAGAAGATAATAAAAGGTGAGTTGACTGGTGCTAGCCCACGGGGGCCAGCAGTTCTGGCACCTGGAGTGATGCCGACTCTTGAACAGGTACACGATTCTTCCACGCATGGAAAAGACGGTGTACCTGTTGGTATGTAAGAGATATCTCTTTTCGCTTAGCGATATTTCTGAAGGATAGCCCTGCCCTCTTCAGCAGAACTATCTTCTTATTTCTCTCAACCATCCATGATTCTGCGTGGTCGTGACCATGAAAGGTTCTGCATTCGCCGCATTCTTCACTCATCGCGTCTCCAAGTCTATCATACCTATTAAGATGTGTCAAGTAAGGAGTGACGCCTATCTAAGCGGGATAGGCTATAGGCTTGACAAGACCAGCCGGATGTAAGATAGTGGAGGCAAGTAGAGTGATTTGTAATGGCAGGAGGTATTCTTGAACGGCTGCGGAGACCAGGCAAGCTGCAGGACGCAGACGTTAGGGATTTATCTTTAGTTAAACGGGCAGCAAATAGGGAGAGAGTGATTATGGCTAAGAAGGACAATGGCGGTTCTCCTACCTACGATTTCTCGGAGATCTCAGATGAGACAAAAAGTGCTTTGGCTTTGTCTCATGAGGCTATCAAAGGACAGTTAGATTCCCTGCCTGAAGAGGTAGTGAATTTTTTTAAGTCTGCTGCTAATGAGCTAGACTTTGAGACCGAGATTCGGAAGGCCGAGCAGGAGGATGAGGAGGATGATGAGGATGAGGAGGATGATGAGGAGAAGAAGAAAGAGAAAATAAAGAAAGCAAAAGAGGCTAAAGAGGCTGAGGCCATGAAGAAGACCGATATGATTAAGGCTGCTTTTCCTGGTGTTCTTGAAGTTGCTCAAAAGGCAGCAGTTGAGCCTCTCCAGGTTGAGATTAGGAAGGCTCAGGAAGAGATCTCTACTCTAACAGGTAGGCTTCAGCGCGATGATATGCGTGTCCTGGCTAGGGAGTTGACTCCTGGTGGTGATGAGCCCTCTAATGGGAGAGTGGATGAACTCATCGCTATTCGGAAGTCAATGCAAGAGACACCAAAGGTTTGGGATTCTTATGTAGAAGGCCAGCGTGGGTTAGTCATTCAGATTGAGAAGTCAGCCCTCTTTGATCGTCAGTCCAATCCTGGTGCTAGTGCTCCTGGTTCTGCCTACGAGCAGCTAAGTGAGATAGCTAAAAGCATGGTAGAGAAATCTGAGGACAAAGACCCAAGCAAGGCGTGGGAGCACGCTGTAAGCACGAATCCTGTCCTGTATGAGCGATATCGTAAAGAACAGGCAAGCCAAGCTAAGGCTGGCGTAGCTAGTTAGTGGAAGGATAAGACAATGCCAGGAATGACAGAAGCAACGGTTATCTCACTTCCAGCATCTGCTAACCTTAGTAGCTCACAGTTCTGTGCTGTGACGGTAGACTCTAGCGGTGAGGTCGCGCTAGCTCAGGGTAATAAGGCTGTTCCTGATGCCATAATCGGTATTCTTCAGAATAAGCCTACTGCTCAGGGTAAGGCAGCAGCAGTTCAGATCGATGGTATTTCTAAGTTTAGGGCGGGGGGTGCTCTGAGCACCCTAGGAGCTAAGATCACCAGTACATCCGCTGGCAAGGGTGTGGATGCTGTTACTACTGACATCATCATTGGAACACTGCTTGAAACAGCGGGCGGCGATGACGAGATTATAAGTGTCCTTATCCACATCTACGAAGTCATAACGATGTAGTGGAAGTGAATGCTAGATAGTGTGCTTAGAGAAGTGTGAGGTAAGCTGAGATGGCAGGATTCCAGCCGGATACAGGCGATGTCCACGTCGATGCTCTGCTGACCAATCTCTCGGTTGGTTATATGAACAAGCGTTACATCGCTTCTCAGGTCTTCCCGATTGTACCGACTAATAAACAGTCGGACATTATTCCACGCTATGATAAAGATAAGTGGTTCCGAGAGCAGATGAAGCTACGTGCTCCAGGTGCGCCCGTGGCGACTAGCGGCTTCACGGTAGATAATAGTCTGAAGTTCTTCAATGATAACTTTGCCCTCGGCAAAGAGATTCCTGACGAGGTACGCCAGAATACTGATGTCCCTTATGATATGGATAGGGATGCTACTAGATGGCTGACTGAGATGGTTCAGATCCACTGGGAGAAGAAGTTTGCAACGGACTTCTTCGCTACAGGCAAGTGGGGAACAGACTTTGTTGAGTCTGCTCAATGGTCTGACTACGCGGCATCTGATCCAATTCAAGACCTTCGCACTATGCGAAGTAATGTCCTGGGTAAGTCGGGTCAGCCTGCGAATCTTTTGGTCACTAGCAATCTTGTCATGGATAAGCTTCTTGATCACCCTCTTCTTGTAGAGCGTGTCAAGTACACAGGTGGCTCTGTGTCTGAGCAGATGATTGCTCAGCTTGTTCGTCTTGATAAAGTGCTGGTCGGTGATGCGATTGAGGCGACGGCGGCAGAAGGTGCTACCACACAAACCTACGGAGCACTTTGGGGCAAACACGCTCTTGTTGCCTATGTACCTCCTGCTCCTGGTCTCTTTGTTCCTGCAGGTGGATACACATTTGTCTGGAGGCCGTTAGTCGGTGGCGGTGCGGCACCCTGGTTCATGCGAAGAATCCGCAAGGATGACCTTCGTAAGGATGTTCTTGAAGTACACACTTACTACGACCAGAAGCAGATTGACGCAGACATGGGTGAGTTCGCGGCTGACGTTGTAGCCTAGAGGAGTCGAAACATGGCTGATGGGTTTGGCGTCTATCATGAGTTTGACTATGGCGACCGCCATCTTGAACGTGGTGAGTATGTCAAAATAGAAGTCGGCATGATGAAGAATGATCAATCTCTCATTGCGATTGGTTATTTGAAGCCTCATAATGGCGAGAATCTGAGTCCCTGCCTTCGATGTGGGAAGAACTTTGTGGCCAGTACGTTTATACGCTACCATGAAGAGCAGTGCCCAATCGAGCCAGGAGTTGAGATTAACAGTGGGCCTGTAGTGGCTGGTGTGAGTGCTGAGCCGTCACTCGCTGAAGTAAGACAGCAGACACTAGCTCAGAGCTAACAGGGAGTATAGATATGGCTAAGGGTGTAGCAGGTAGGACACAGGGAGTCTATCAGGCTGATGGTGGCTTTCAAACTGATAGTGGTGTACTCAGCGTTTGGGAAGAGCGCACTCTTGAGGAAGAAGGAGCTGCTGGTGTCTACACTATGGCTCCAGTTAATATTCCTGCCGGTGCGACTATCCTAGATATCAAGGTAAAGGGAATTGTGCCTTGGGGTGCAGGCACATCAGCAGCCTTGATTGTCGGTGATACAGAAGACCCCAACGGCTTCTACGACGCAGTTGATCTAAAGGCGACAGACCTTCTAGCAGACGAAGAGGCGAACTTCGATAATATAACTGAGCATGGTGTCCCAGGTGTTTATCTTGTTGCTGTAACTAACCTCCGTAATACCTATCGAGCTGCGGCGACTCAGGTCACAGCCCAAGTTACCACTGTAGGGACTACTAGTTCTGTAGGTCGAACACGAGTCTTAGTTAACTACGTTGTTCCTGTTGATCTTGTGAAGCCTCACACATACGTTGCGACATAATAAATAGGCGAGCGCGGCGAATCGCCGCTGGAAGCTAAAGCTAGCGGCTCTCAGTGGGCCGCTAGTTTGGCAAGGAGGCCAACATGGGATGGAAATATACAGGTGGTGGATACTATGAGAATGAAGAGACAGGGGAGCGCATTCGTGGCAAAGCCAACCTTCCCCTAGTGGAGGAGGAGGTAGTGAAGGAGCCCGAACCAGAAGCCAAGCCTAAGCGCAGACGCAGTAGTGCTGCTGTTGTTCTTAGGCTACCCTGCATGACCTGCCATAGAGTAACTGTTCATACACCACGTCCTACTGAAAGTCAAGAATGGGCCTTTTACACTTGCTCAGAGTGTAATGGTAAGACCAGGGTGAGTTTGAGATAATGCCCAAGGCAGCTAAGGCGATACAGTCTAAGAAGCCAAAACGCCTGGATTCTGAGACACATCATTGTTCTCAATGCAATAGACCTACGCTTCATGAGGTCTATGAGCATGAAGATGGTGTCACAATGAAGTGTCCCTGTGGATATAAGTTTGTGGATGTTAGAGTAAGTGCAGAGGTTAAAGAAGAGATAGAGTAGTAACATGATTTCTAATACAGATATTACGCTTCTTATATCTGCTGCTCGTACAGCAACATTAGATACTGCTGAGCAAACTAATACTCATGGGCGGGGCTGTCACGTCATTATCAATGTGACTTCTATCACTGACACGCCGAGCGTGGTGCCAAAGATTCAGGGTCGAGATCCAGCTTCGGGTGAGTGGTATGACCTGCTCCCTGGCGTTGCGATCATCGCTACTGGAATGACGGTACTCAAGGTCTATCCTGGCATCGCCACAATAGTGAACGCAGCTGCGAGCGATATTCTACCTGCTCATTGGCGGGTGCGGCTAGAGCATGCCGACGTGAACAGTATCACCTACTCGGTCGGTGCGGTGGTAATTCTCTGATGCCAGATTACCCGAACATACTTGATATGGCGGCTGATCAGAAGTTCCTCCCTGACCAAGTGCTCAGGCTGTACCAGCACGAGCATGTGGCGCTGGGCGTGTAGCATGAGCAATCCCTTCAGAAACCCGAAGGAGAACCCGTTGCCAGATATCGCGATTACCTGTCACGAGAGTCTTTGGGCGGCTGTTAGGCATCTCAGAGTGAGGGCGGCACTCACGGACGAGCGCATGCTCTTTGTGATGAAGTGGATGTTTCCTGTGACCTGGGGTGTGCTACTGGTGATTCTAGCAACTATGTTGGCAAAGTGAAGAGATGGCTAACTTTGAAGAGAACAGCGGTGATATTCTGAAGATGGTTAGTATGCTTGAACGCCATCTAATCAAAGGTGGTACTTTCAACTCTACAAGTATACCCTCTTTAGAACAAGCAGAGGAAGCGCTGTCTGAGGCCGAAGCTGAGATGTTTGCGTGGTTAGCAGGTGGCGGATTCTCTATATCCATTGCAGATTATCCTGTAGCGGCTAAGAAATATCTGGCGTGGTTTGCGGCTCTAGGAACAGCGTATAGACTTGAACTCTCACATCCAGGTATTCAATCTAGTCCGAGAGGCAGTAGCCGCTGGCAGGTGCTAAAAGGTCAATATGAGACACTGCAGAAAGTCTGCGAAGGGCTAGTATTAGATAGGCTCGGTGTAGTCCGCAACAGAGGGACTTTGTCTGTCATTACAGGCGTCAGTCATGACGATAAAGAGATACTCTCAACAGATACTGATGCGGTACAGCCTGCATTCGTAAGAGATATATTCAGGCATCCTGGTAGGATGCGCAGTTCACAAGTTATTAAGGAACTGCCTTGAAATGGCTGGATATAAGGAAGTACTTGATGACTTATTTGATCTCCTCAATGCTAGTCCTGTCTTCAAGAATAATGTTTCAAGGCATGACTTTTCGGTCATCTCCGAATCAGGTTCAACGGCAATCGTCTTACGTGTCGGTGGCTTCGATCACAGACAAGAAGCCTTTGGTGGCGAGTATGATGTCACATGGAGTCTCTTTATTGATATCTATGAGCCTTATAGTGCTCACGTTGAAGAAGATGTAAATACACTTGTTAAAGCTCGTGATACAGTCATTAATCTTATAGAGAAAAACAGTTATCTCGGTAAAGGGCCAGGAAATGAAAGCGGTATAGTGATGGCAGGTGTGAACAGAGGAGATATGCTCGGAGTGGTTTTTGATGAGGGCGAGAGGACAGTAACACACTTTACTCTTAATGTACTTGTTGATGTACATCAACATCATACTGTGGTTTTGGCTGAATAAGATGCCGGTAGAGATAATACTGACAGTTCAAGGCTTCGATGCCGCGCAGCATCGGCTTCGTGCTATTAATCGGGAGCGCATAGTCAGAGGCAGTCATTTCTTTGCTAGAAAAAGATTAGAAGAAGGATTAGAACGAGTAAAGCAAGAGGCACCTGTCGGTGAGACGAATGTTCTGAGGGACTCAATTGGTCTTAAAATCAAAGAGCAGGGAGATACATTAGTAGGTACTCTTACAGCAACAGCTGAGCATGCAGTGTGGGTACATGAAGGAACAGGAATATTCGGGCCGACTGGTAATCCTATAATTCCGCTTCGGTCTAAGGTTCTAGTCTTCTTCAAAGAGGAGAAATGGATAAGAGCAAGGTCTGTTAAGGGCCAGCCGGCAAATCCATTCCTTCGTCGTGGAGCTACAGTTCTCCGTGACAGAGTTGCTAGCACACTACCTAAAGAGGTTAGACAGGATATAAGAGCACTTATCTCTGGAGGCGGCATCTAATGGCTGCTGTAAGAATAGTAGGAAAGAACGCTCGCATGTACGTTGGTGATATTGCTCTCTATCTTAGAATGTTTGAGATGGAGAACAACATGGAATTGAATACTGAAGAGGCTACAGCATATGGTGTAGATTGGCAGGAGTTCGCATTTATAGATGGCTCTGTCACTATGGGTGTCAATGCCTTCATGGATGAGAGAAGGCCAGTTACTGACGCGGAAGACCTTGTAACAGATGCAGCCTATATTAATACATTTCAGGCCGATGGCGGTTCTACTTTTAAGGCAGATCCCATAATCCCTATCCTCTTTATTCCAGGTAACACTGCTGCGGCAGGTGACGGGGCCTTCTTCATGGATAGCATCCTGGGTAGCGTAGTGCTCTCCGCTCCTCGTGGTGGAGTGCAAAGACTTAGAGGTAGATTCCAGGGAGCCGGTAGCCTTCGTAAGGGATTCATTATAGCTCAGATAGAGCAATCGTTTCCTACAGGAGATACCTTCCTTCCTGCTCCTTCAGGAGACATAGATATCGGAGTGCCAGCAGCAAGTGTTGTGGGAGTCGCTGCAGCATACTGTGTTTATAAGAAGTCAGGCAGTTCTGTATTCACTGTTGAGATACAGGATACAGCGACAACAGGTAGTGGATGGGCTACAGCGGTCGCATTCCCTACCTTTGCTGGTATATCGGCAGACTACAAGGAGGACAAGGCAGATGCTGGTAAGCGGTATCATAGAGTCAGAGTGAACAATGCCGGAGCAGCAGAAACGCTCGGTATCATCGTGGTGTCAACCAATATCTAGAGGAGGTAGCATGAATGGCCGCTGTAAGAATTCTTGGTAAGAATGCGGTTTTCAAAATAGAGGCGTCTGACGGAGGCGGTGTTGTAGATGTCTCAGCTGATGGTAATGAGATTACTCTCAACCTGGAGCTGAACAACGAAGACGGTACTGGCTTTGGTGTGGACTGGCGTGAGTTCACGCTGATAGATGGCACATTCAGTATTGACTACACAGGATTCTATGCTTCTGCAGCAGGTGAGTTGGTTGAGACTTTCCTGGGTGGTGCTACCATGACGACTCTCTTCGATAAGAGGGACTTCGAGTTCTATCCTAATGGTCTGCCAGTTGGCATTACTAAGCCGAAGTACTCTGGCAGGGTGTTCCTCGCAGGATTCCCCATCACTGCGCCCAGGGGCGGTCTGACTAGTGTTCGTGTACGTCTGAGTGGTGCTTCGCAGCTTACAAGAGCCGTATCCTAAACAATAGACAGCTAACAACTCTTAATCTAAGAGGAGGTTATCATGGATGTTAATATAGAAGAACGTGAGGATGTTATAGTTGCGACTATCAATGGTGTAGTTTATGAGCTGTCTCGTGAAATAACGGGCGGTCAATTTATGGAGCTGCGAAAGAAAGCCATAAGACCTGTAATTACAGAGGATGAAAGTCAGACAGGTAGGCTGGAGATTGATTCAATAGAGTTTGACTTCTGGAATCTTCTCTTCAGGTTGAGAAGTCCTGAGATGACCAGAGAAGAGCTTCTCGCTTTGCCTCGTGTAGCCTATCACTCATTAACTCTTTTAGCAGGTAAGATGGATAATGATGAGGCTCAGGGTGTGGCTGATTTTTTACGAGACAACTCATCAATCTTCCAGGTGTCGCTATCGACCTTGGAACCCTCCTTAGACTCCCCTCTGGCTACTTCAGAAGCTGTCTCAGAATAGCAGCTGAGCAGGCTGAGCAGGCTGCTCTTGGTGAGATAAAGGCTATGCCTGACGAATCTTTTAGTCAAGGTACGGCCTGGGGGAGGCCATCTTAAATGGTTCAAGAAGGTGGAGCCGATAGTCTTCGTATAGATATTGCTATCGAGACGAGGGCTAAACTTCAGGCTATAGAAGAAGCTTCTCAACGCCTGCAGAAGCTTTCTGTTCATGCTATTCAGACACAAAATGCTCTTGGTAGGTTTACTGGTGAAATAGAAGCCCGTATGACGCCAGCACTGCAGAAGTCTGGCGCTGCTCTTGCTGATATCTTAAGGACTGGGTTTAGTCCTAGATTCATTGGCAGTATACAGGGTGTTAATGCTGCCCTACTTGGTGCTGGTAAGACATTCCAGATCTATACAAATGAGGCTCTGAAGTCTGGCGCTATCTCAGCAGGGACAGCCAGTAGTTTCAGTCAGTTATCACAAAGCATGGTAGCTGTTGGAGTTACAGGTAAAGTCACTGTAGAGACTCTAAATGAGTTATCCAATCAATTAGCACAGATACAACCGCGGACTGAGGCTGGGCGTGTGGGTGTTAAGGCTTTAGGTGCTGAATTAGATGTCCTTAAGATTCAGTTCATTGAGGCTGGCAATGCTGCACAGCAACGTCTTAACAGACCACTGACTGATACGCAAAAAGCTGGTCAGGGCTTACTTCTTAGCTTCTCTCTATCACAACTAGCAGCAGGGAGACTATCCCAAGCAATGTTCGGTCTAGGATTTGCTGTGCTGTTTACAGGATTTAAGTTCCTTAACCTTATCACTATCACAGTAGCTCTTACTGCAGCACTTTCTGGTTTTGTGCTTGATAAGTTAGTAACGTCTCTCCAGAAGGGTGCGGATGTTACCGAACGTGTGTCAGAGCAGATGCAAGAGTTTACTGATATTCTTGCGGAAGTGAAGGGCGAGGCTAGATTACTTGAAGAAGCATATGCAGATCTTGTTGCACAGGGCGAAGACGTAGCAGCAGGGTTTGCGAGACAGGTAGCAGAGGCTAAGGAGGCCCCATCTCAATTTAGAATAGCCGCCGAAGGTGCTAAAACCTATTTTAGAATACTGTGGGAGGGCACTAAAGCACTTTCTGGATTTTCGTCAGAGTCTGGAAAGATGACTGAGAATATAGAAGAAGCAGGATATGCGTTTAGGCTTCTGTTTGATGAGGCTGGCCGCATCCAGGTAGTCATGACAGAAGCAGAGAAGTCTATTCGTGGAGTCAGTGCAGCGCTTAGAGAGAGCGTCCGAGAATTTCAAGAGGGCATAGCTCGTGCAGCTGAACTAGAGGCTGTCTCAGTATCATTTGAAATAGACCGTTCAAAACTCGAAAGTGGTTTTAATACTGTTAAAGCCTTCATAGAGCAAAGTATGGAGGAACAGAACACAATAATTGAGGCTGGTTTAAGTGATCAAATAAGTGCAAGACGAA